TACTGGCTTGTGTAAAAGTATTAGTCACATTGCTTGCATTACCAGTTGTATCAAGCTTTGCGGTTAGCTTGGTATTCATTTCGGCTTCTGTGTAATAACGATCATCGTGATTATGGCTTGAAGGTGGAAAATTTGCAGGCTTATCTGTAACCATATCATAAGATGTTTGAAAGTATAATAAATCTCCCGTTTCATTATCGGTCATTTGACCCTTTTTAATTGCCATTCTTTTTCCTCCTTTTAATTAATTAATTTAAAAAACAGTTTTGCTTGAGTTGCTGTTGAATAATCTGTACCAACTCTTACCGTTTCTCCTGTATCTCCTTTATCTCCCTTTGGACCCTGAGATCCTTGTGGACCTGTTGCTCCAGTATCTCCTTTAAGACCTTGCGGTCCTTGTGGACCTGTTGCCCCAGTATTACCTTTTTCTCCTTTGATACCTTGAGCCCCCGACAAATCGGTTAAGAATGTAAAATCAGTTGCACCTTTTACATATAGTTTAGCGTTGTCAACATCTTCTGTATTTGAAGCGATTAATACAAATTTCCCTTGTTGCACATTTGCTTTATCAGCATTCATTGCAGCAACAGAAGCATATGTTTTGAAGATACTAAATCCTTCACCCGTGTCTCCTTTTTCTCCTTTAGGTCCAACATCGCCTGTCGCACCTTTAGGTCCTGTTTCTCCTTGAGGTCCAGTATCACCTTTAGGTCCTATCGCACCCGTATCGCCCTTTTGACCTTTTAATAAACCAGCATCTAGTTTTTGCTGAAATGTTTGACCGTCAGCAAAACTCACTGCATCAGCACTTGTCATAACATCTACTTCTTCTAATACTGAGCCTGTTTCCTCATCTAACAGTTGTACTCTTACTTTATTTAATTTAGACATTCTTCTATTTCCTCCTAGTCTTCTAATTTAATACCCATATTCGGGCTTACTTTTATTTCATTAGATGCAGGTACTTTTATTTCATCAGTAACAATAAATTTAAATGCTGCTGATTTGGTACTTCCATCTTTCTCTTGGATTATTACTTTTTCATCCATTGCATCAAGTCGTTCACCTAATAAATCATATTTACCACGCGCCTGTGCTACTTCCATGCCAATCGCATCTACTGGTTCATATCCAATAAGTTTGTTTATGGCATCTTTCATTGTTTCTGCTCTATCAGCTTCACTCTTAGCTTTATCAGCGTTGGAAGAAGCCCTATTTGCTTCAGAAGTAGCATTTTTAGCCTGTTCTGTTGCAATACGAACTTGTTCTTTCGCTTTTGCTACTTCCTGTTCAGCTTTTTTCACTTCTTCAGCAGCAAGCTGGGTTTGCCTTTTTGCTTCTTCGAGAACTTGATTATAATTAAAATCTGCATCATTCATTCTCTTTTCCCACTGTTGCAGGATAGATGGGTAGTTAGCCGCTATATATCCATCCGCATCAATTGAACTGTTAACAAAAACAATCCCCTGATATGAAAACCACAAAACAGTTTGTTCTTCATCAAGGTTTTTAAATACAATTTGATAATTGATATGCCCATCCTGTTGTGTAGTATAGCCAGTAACTTTCCAAGTTATCTTTAGCTTACTTTCTACAACTTCTGTTTCAAGTTTAACTTCGTCAATTTCTCCACCCATATCACAAACCGCATAGCAGTACAGTTTTGATAAATCAGTTGTTTCATACATATAATCAGACATTTCAAATTTTAATATATCCGTATTATTTGAAAATTGCCTTAAATTAACAACTGCTGGATATAATTGTTTGTTTTCCAGTGTAAGTTTAATATCCACTCTTTCACCCCTTTCTAAATTTTTGGATAAAAAAAGCACTCATTTCATTGTGAGTGCCCTAAACAAATATACTTTCCATAAATTCTAAATATTTTTTATCCGCTTCTTTAACATATTCTTCATATCCATTTTTAGCAAGGTATTCTCTTGTCTTGTCAAGAATATCCTCTACTGGTGACATATTTTCATCAAACAAATACGAATTATAATACTTACAAAAACATTCTACAACTTCTGGTGGTGCTGTTTTTGAAAGTATCCTACCATATTCTTCGCTGTCTGAATATCGATCATAAAATCTTTTAATTTTTTCCATCATATCTCACCACCTTTAATACAGTTCTATTCAAAACAAGTTTATGCATACCAAAATCAATGACATCATAACCATTCAATATAGCAAATTTTCCATTATTAGCAATGATTTTAAATATTTTATCTTTCTCTTTACCACTGAATTTTGATTCTATGTATTTAATAAAAGATTTTTTATCTTTGTATAATTTGTCAATAGGTATTATTTTAGCTTTGTCATCTATCAGCATTTTCATTACATTATCATCAATTTCGTTTGCATATCTTAATGCGTATTTTCTACTACTAGATGTATAAATGCCACTACCATTAACCCCTAGTCCCACAAATACATTTCCTTCTAAAAATTCTTTTACAAACTTTTCATCAGTAACACCTCGATATAAAGCCTGTTGCCCCTTTTCTATTAAGACATTAAATTCATCTTCACTTATTGATTTTGGAAGTCCCGAAGCACCAACTTCGTCCATTATATCTTTCAAAATATTATCTTCATCACCAATTTTAATTTTAACATTTGAATTAAAAGAAGTATCATCGATATTAGCAATATATTCAATAATATCATCATAACTTCTACTAGGTATTTTTATTATACCATCAAACGTTCTTATTGATTCAACTTTTTTAGCACTCTTTGTTGGTTTCAATTTATCAAGAGTATTTTTATCTCCTTCAACAAACCCTCTATACCATTCATCATACTTCATGTTTGCTGGTACAGTGTAATAGTCACCATTTTCATCCCTTGCAGCACGTTTCACTTCATCTTCAAATTCATCATCAAAGAACGGAGCGGTTGCAGTTCTGCATCTCGGATGAAAAGGCGGAGCAGTTAAACCTATCTGATAGTCACTTAATTTAAAATGCCTACCATCCATTTCTCGACATATCTCTGATGTTTTAGTATCCAATGTAGCAACAATTTCATATTCTTCAATGCCTAAATTTTTGAACGAATCACGTTGTGCTATTGATTGAAAATAAGCCTTTTCAGTAAATACCAATGTAGCAGCACGTTTTCTATCAACTTCAAATGTATTTGCAATCTCCTTTATTAAGTTATCAGGCGGTTTCCCTTGTATAAGATTAATTGTTAACCCCTCGTGCAATTTGTTCACCAACTGCGCTCTATGACTTCCCCAAATACGTTCTGAGAAGTTTGAACCATCAGATGCCCATGGTTTAACAAGGATCTTATCAACAACTTTCTTATCCAACTTAGCAAAATTAGTAGCTACACCAAAGCCTTTTTGAATTTCAAAAGCTGTTTTATAAAAGGTATCGCTATATATATCGCTCATAAGATCAGTAATGCCCTTAGCTTTCTTTCCTGTCAATTCCTCAACCTGTTGCTGCATTTGCAGTTTCAAGGCTTCCAGCTTGCTAATATGGACCTTTGTAGATGCACGTTCTAATTCCTTAGACCATTGATCAGATACACCTAACGTTTTTCCTTTTTGTATATATTCTTTAACATCCATATGAAATTCTTTTAATTCATCACCAGTTAGCATTTCAACCGCTCTTTGATAGCTTATACCTTCGTTATCAGCAAAACGTGTATACCACCTCGAAATCTCTTTTTCAGTGTTACTTATGGCTTTGCGATATATTGCTTCTGAATCCTTCATATATTGCGCACCCTTGTTATTAATGGTATCTTCAAGCAGTTCAAATCTCTTTTTCCAATAATCACTACCAGGCATTATTCATCACCTTCATTGTTGATTTGTGGATTATTTACAAAAGCATTCGCATACTCTTTTAATACTTCATGCCTTTGTTCTTCTTTTTGTTTCTTCATATTATCAATTAACTTTTGAGAATCACCAAAAGGAAGCTGCTTGATAATATCTTCATCACTAATAATACCTTTTAATTTAACCAAATTATCAATAATTGAAGTTTCATCTTGCAGCATATCTCTGTTAAAGATAAATTCAACTTTTTCATCAAAGAAATTACCTTTACCCTGATAGTTGATGTCAAAGTCGGTAAACCACTTTAACAGCTCCATAGAATACTGAAATTCAGTTTCTGTATCATTGGTATCTAATTCAATATCATAATACATGCTTTGGATATTCATTTGATTAGGCGTTCCTGATGCTCTTAGTTCAGTAACATCTACACCGCCACCGTTTTGAATAAGTGCCTTTTTAAACATTTCAAGGATTGTTTTATAGTTTTCAGCATTTACTTCAATCTGTAAGGTATCAACACCACCTTTTTCTTCATTAGTGTTCCTTACCTTAATTGCACCATAAGTTGAAAGATTTCTTCTAAATTCTCCTAGATTTTCACCATCATAATTCATAATAATAAGAATGGTGTTACGACTATCTTCAAGCATATTATTTGTGAATACAGTTGTAATTGTATTAATACCATCTTGAAGTGATTTGACACGCTTTAAAAGCGGTTCTTCAATGTCACTAACCTTAAAAGGGATAAGTGGTATTCTTTCAAAAGAAAGATGCTGTTCTTCTACAACCTCATTACCAACTGATGAAGTATATGTTAAATAGCTGTAAGTAGTTGCACCTTTCAACTTATCATAAAGCAATGTACCGCCTTTATAGATGTAATAACGTACACCCTCTAATGTATATACTTCTAAATGCTGAATATCTTCAACACTTCCATTTGAAAAACGTACAGGCTTTCTATAATAACGCCAAAAGAAATCTATTTCATTGTGTTCATCATCTTTCCAAAACACTTTGATTTCATATGACTTAAAGCGTTTAAACTTTAATTCATTGTTATCATAGTAAGGATATAAATAAGAAACACCGCCATTATTAGCATCTTTACCAACACTTTTTAATGTTTTCATGAATTTCTTGTTAAAATATTTATTTAACATATCAACATACGTTTTATTATCGGTATTAACAGTAAAAGGCTTACCAACCAAGTGATTAACTTTCTGATTGACGAGCCTTTTATATTGATTATCTATTACTTTATGATTTGGTAAGTTCTTAACTTCTTCAAGTTCGCCACCCTCACCAATTGCCATACGCTTGTATTTAGCTATATCTTGTATATCTCTATAATACATATCCGCCTTTATTTGATCCGCACGTTCTTTAGAATTAAGCCACGCTTCCAATTCTAATTCAAGCCACTTCAAGTTATTTGCTGTTTCTTCTAATGGATTATTCAACTTAGCATCCAACCAACTCACTCCTTTTCTTATCGCATTAAGCATTTAATCACTCCTTACACCCAGCATCTTCAAAAATCTTTGCAAGTTTATCAAACTGTATTGCAAAAAAATCAACGCTTTCTTCATTGTGAAACTGCATATCATAGTCAATTCCGCACTCATATAAAAAAGCATGAATAATCTCATGCCTTAATACAGTATTTTGATATTTAAAAATATTTTTTTGATTGCCAGTTTTTTCTTCTAGTTTTAAAACTTTTATTTCCTTAGTAGAAATATCAGTATAACCATCTGCATTTAACGCTTTCATTGTTTCATCACGTTCTTCTAGCATTTCAACATCATATTCAGTACCTAAAACATTAATTTTCATGCTGCCATTCTTTTCTTCTTTTCGAGACAAAAAATCAGCTTGATTTTTAGCTTCATCACTACTAACTTCATATTTTGAACCATCTTTGCAAATAACATAAAAAGCATATGGTGTATTAAATCTAACACTATGCATATCACTATATTGTATTACATCTACAATTTCTTTTCCTTTAAAATATCCTGGTCCATTCATTTCTTTCACCCCTAATCCCATGAATAGATTTCACCTTTACTATATCCTTCTAATGCATATCTCATGGCATCCATTAAGTGGTTAAAATCATCAATAGGCTTGTTCAATTTGTTGTTGAACTCGTCTTTATCCCACTGATAATTACTTATTTCAGTAATGAAATTAACACACCTAGGATGAATAATAATTTCATAGTCTTGTATAAAATCTATTCCGTTTTTTATACTGTCTTTGCCTTTTCTAGCACCTTTAACACCTCTTAGCCCTAATGTTCGTAATCTATCATTAGACTTAGGCTCTGCACTATCTGCTATAATCTTTTCTTTAGCATATCCCATTTTGCTTATTTCTTCATAAATACGCTCATTAGACATACCTTTTTTATACATTTCATCAAAAACATAAATCTTTTTATTTGTTTTATCAATTAACCCACAAAATAAAGCAGTTGGATCATTTGTATAACCATAGTCCAAACCAAAAGCACTTTTAACAGTAGATAATTGTCTTACTTTATCAATGTTAAATTCTTCTTCTTTCCAATTTTCATATACTAAGCCATCAACAATACCCCAATTACCTAAACCAGCAACCTTATAACGTTTTGGATTATCTCTTTTCATACGCTCAAACACTCTTAAATCAGCTTCATCAAGGAACTCATTGCACATATAGTTTGTTGTTATTGCTAGTATATCTTCATCAAGTTCGGTATCATAGAAACGCTTTTTAATCCATATCTTTTCATTCCACGGGTTGAATGTTAAAGTAATCTGTTTCCACAATCCTGGTGGAACAGATCCACGAATCGATTCATCAAGGATATTGAAATCATCTTCTTTTGTTATTTCATAGGCTTCTTCTATCCACATCCAACACAAAACACCCACATCAACAGCAATAGACGTTACTTTTAAAGGATCATCTAATCCCCTAAAGTATATCTTCTGTCCTGTGGGCAAATAAGTCATTTCTAAAGGTGATTCAGTAAACTTCCAAAATGCATCAACTTGGAACTTGTGAACTGCCCATTTCAATTGTGTATAAACACTATCTTTAAGTGTCCTACCTGTTTTACGAACAACAAGCAAATTAGCTTGTGGGTACTTCATCATGTTCTTGATGTAGTCCAATGACGTTGTAGCACTTTTTTTAGAAGCACGTGAACCCTTGCATATCCTGTAACGTCCTTTAAAACGCAAGTATTCATCATATCCACCACCAACCATTTCTCTAAATGATATTTTCTTTACGTTCTTATTCATCAATATCATCTACAATCACAATAGGAATAGCCCCTTCAACTTCTACTTTGTCAGTGAAGAGCCTATATCTTTTACCTAATAATTCGGCTGCCTTTGTTCTTTCTCTTTCATCAGGGGGCTTTTGTATGACCTTTTGCACACCATCACCAGCCATTGCTAAAACACTTGATTTAGATTCACCACGCATAACGCTTGTTAGATACTTCAATACTTCATCCTGTTTAGCAATTAATGAATCTTCTTTTTCTTGCATACGTTCTTCAATGTAATTTTTTATGTACGGTTTTGACATGTTCTCATTTCCTACTTGTCTTGCTGCTTTCTTTGAATATCCCGCCCTAATAGCTGCCTGTGTCGCATTCAAGTCAATAAGATATTCATCACAAAAACGCTTTTGTTTAGCTGTCATTCTAGTTGCCATCATGCAACACATCCTTTCATTTTGATTTAATTCACGTTTATTCACTCATTAGATACAACTATTAATATTAGATTTTATAAAAATTCAGGAGAATAATTTTAAAATGAAAAAACACTTCACACGGGAATATTGTTTTATAGCTGGCATTATTATTTGTAATATTAATTAATAGTTGTATCAAATCAGCAAACAAAAAAGGCTACCATAATATTTGATAACCCATTGTTCTTATATACTGTTTTATATGTGAAGAGTAACCCCTAACAACACATATACCTTAACTATATTTATTCACTATAATCATTATATCATCTAAATATAATAAGTAAATTACTAGAAAATAACCTAAAAATAACTTATGTCAAGAAAACGAATTACATCATCTTAAAACAAAACAAGATGCCCAATATGGACATCTTTTTTATGAATACAATTCTTTAATTACATCATCAGAGAACAGGTAGATTGATAACTTCTTTACTAACCTGTTTTTATTCTTACCAATTGCAACATCACTAATTGGAAATGCCCATTCATTAGCAACTGTTGAATACTTCTTGCCATTGAAATAGCAATCTTCAATCACTTTGTAATAAGGATCATCAGCTATTGTTTTAAGCGCATTGTCTATAATCCTAATATAGTTCTTGGTAACTGCAATAGATGCTTCGAGTACAGTTATTTCATTATCTTTTTTTTCTTCTTCACTTGGAATATATTTATAACCTGTATCTTGTGGCATAGGAATGAAAGAACAGCTTGTTTTAGATATTCCAACTTGTTTAATCTGTTCTATCATTTCCTGTTTATCCTTTACAACATTTTTAAAATTATTGTAGTTATAAAGGATCTGTTCTGTTTTTTGATACGTGTTCAAATCCTTCTTCTTGATTAACTTTTGTTTCATCAGTTCTTCGACCGTTTTTGAAACAGTATCATTGATAAGCTGTTCAGCTTCTTTTTTAGTAATCGTTTTTACCATTGTTAAGCAGTACCCCCAACTCAATCTCCAATTTTCTAATATATTCATCAATGATGATTTTTGAACATTTAGGTTTAACAAACTGCCTCTGCTCATAAAGATTCAATAATTTAATCATCAGTACTTTTTTGTGTTCCATCATCTTTCACTCCCATTTTAATTAAATTAGCGTATTGCACTGGAAAGAAACGTTTTTCTTCAAACGGACTATCTGATATAGTACCATCAATATATTTTCTATGAATTGCATTTTTAGAAATTAATCCGATTTGGCAAATAAGTTTTTCAATATCATCCCACACCAACATATCCTCTTTTAAATCTTCAAGTTTGTATGGTTTAGGATTAAATAATAAGTTAAGCATTTTTTCATATCCTACTATACCTAAACTTATTGCGTCTTTAACATCAGCAATATCTAAACCTCTTCCAAGTCCGTCATAGGCAACTTCTAGTTCAAATTTATATTTTAACAATTCTTCTTTACTCAACATTTTATACTATTCTCCATGTAGTTGATTTTCTACCCCTAAAAGCTCAGCAATTTCATATAATGTATTGCTCTCACCACAACTATAACCATCCCAAAATACATCATCATAATTCCCATATGATCTTTCAGAAGTATAATCACAAGCATCATGATTGTAATTTTTTTTAATATATGCAATTAATTTTTCATATGTTTCTTTACTCAACATTTTCTTTCACCTTTAACAATCCTTGTTTATAATTTTTACTAAAACGTGATTTTCCATTATTAATCCATTTATACCCTTTTGGATTAGTTGTTGCATCTTTTATTATTTTCCAATCTTTTGGTAACTTGTCATAAACAATTACACCATTTTTACATAATTTTTCTAACACTTCATCAGCAACATTATTTTCCATCAAATCCACCCCAGTTCTTTTAATTGCGTTGTTATTGCATTATGCAATTGTAATGAAACATGGTACACATTTGTGCAATATGTTTGACGTTCCGTTATAAAATGAACGAAATTTGTTTTACCGTTCTCAATATATTCATAGGCAAATCCTCTGTTATACTTTTTATATTCAAACCCTAATTCCTCAAACATTTCTTTAGCGGTCATCTTCAACACTCCAATCTATCCTTTGCCCACAATTAGAACAATACTTAAATCTTTTATTATATTCAAAATCGTATATGGCACTTTCACCACAATTAGGACATACGCACAGCAGTTCATTTATACGACCACATTCATCATAAATGTTTTTTGTATCTTCATCTTCCCATATCTTATTTAAAATTGGACGTTTAGGAGTTGCTTTATCAACTAATTCTTGTAATACTTCTACATCCTCATTCGTTTTATTTGTCAATTCTTTGCTCTTTAACTCATCACAAATAACTTCATATATTTCTTTAGTTCTATCTAACGCTTCTTGATATTTTGAATCACTCATACTTCCACCTCATCGCCATCTCTAAATACAAGTTCTTCCATATTATTCTCCTTTTACTTCTTGATTCCAACATTCTATGCAATCCATTGCAGGACATGGATTTTCTTCTAATCCCACAGGACAAAAACCATTATACATTTCTTGGTGTTCCATAAATTCCTTGTAAGAACAATTGTGTTCTTTAAGATATTCGCTTAAATAAGTTTTTCTTTCTTCTTGAGTTTCAGCGTTGTCAACCTCCTCATAAGTCTTAAGAAAAATATCGGGTTTGCAAGGGTATAATTCTCCTTGCACTCCTTTTATTATGTAATCACCATAACCAGCTTTCATTGTTCCCTCTAAGGTTTTTATATCACATGTGCCATCTGCGTAAATTATGATTGTATTGTCTTTCACTTTATCCATAAACCAATCAGGCATATAAATATCAATCATATATCTACATGCTTCTACAACTACGGGTTTCTTTCTATATTTAGGCATTATTTAAACCTCCGATTCCATAATTTTATTGCCTTATAGGGTTTAGCATTACACTGATCATTATCAAACGAAGTAATACTTCCACATACACTACATTTAATAAAAACCAAACCTCCAAATCCTTTGTAGGAATTCACTTTACTGCCACAAAATGGACATGGCTTCAATTGATTGTCAATGTTATCTTTTTTCATTTTCAATAACCTCACAATTACTTAATATTTCATCGATGTTGTACGGTTCTTCATCTTCCCATTTAACAAAACTAAATGTTGACTTGAACATGCCTACATAATCACCACAACTACCCCACGTTGAATTACGCTTTTCAGGTTGCTTTTCAAATCCATACAATCTGTTATTAATGTCTCTTGCAATAAAGTTGTATTCATTTTCCTTAGCAACTTTTAAATATTCATATTCAAATTTTGATAATTTAACAGGTTTTTTATATTCTTCTAATAATTCCAATAATGATAATCTCAAGCATTCTGAACACGTAAAACTGCTACAACTGTTCTTGTTATCGTGCAAATTTGTCGTAATCTGATGTAACCAACATTCGAGATAATCATCACTGTTAGTGTCATGATTTTTAATCTCGTCTTTAATCTTTTCTATCTTTAGCATTCTCTTCATCCTCCAATTCCCTATATCTTTCTTCAAGAGAATTCAATATAATAAAACAACCTAATGTAAATAAAGCCATTACCAACAATATGGTTAATATTATATTCAGCATTCCTATCCCCTTCTTTTTAATCAAAGTTAGTTACTGCCCATATCCATACTGGATCAAGTGGGCATATTTTTTTAGTTCTAGGGCACGTTTTGAAGTCATTGGCATATTCCAACGCTCTATTCATTTTTTGCTCCACAGAAGGCAAATACTGCCCTAAGTCATATGCTATATTGTTTATGTACTTCTCATTATCGATACATTTACGTATTGCTTCCTTGATTTGCTCATAACTGTAACTAGCAAATCTCGGATACAGCATTTGTATATGTTCGGTTGTAAAACCTTTATTATAATTCAAACCTAGAAATGTCATAGCTTTAGTAAATTCATTTGGTGTCATTAGTAGAACTCATTGAAATCTAAATTTGATGCCAAGTCTTTTGTAGTTTGTTGTTGGATTTTTCTAGGTTTGTCCTGCTCTCTTGCGAGCCATGCATTAATAAATCTTTGAATTCCTTTTTTAGTCTTTCTTTTTGCAGGATTAGCATTTGACCAGCCTTTCATTTTTCTAAGCTCTTGAAGTACATCAACATTTGGATATAGTTCATTCCATTCATCAATCATACTTTGATAGATCGGATATTCTGATTTGTCATTTAAAGTTATAGTGATAATAGATGGTTCGATCTGAGCATTATATATATTATTATTTATATCTATCTCTATCTCTTTATCTATCTCTATCTCTTTATCTTGTCGGACATTGTCCTCTTTTTTAGGACATTGTCCTTTATTTGTCCTTACGTTTAGGACATTGTCCTCGTATTGTCCACCTTTTAATGCCTTACTTGCATTATTTTCACTTTGCAATACATTTTGGGCATTCACTTTTTTTCTATATTCACGCTTTTTTATTGCCCACTCTGTTTCATATCCAACCATATTTTGTACTTCATGCATAAAGTACGTTCCATTATCTAATACTTCAATCATGTTTAACTCTTGAAATATCTTGATTGCATTTCTTACAACATCAACATTTGTGTTAGTAATAGTTGCAAGCATTTCTTCACTATATGGTATTGTTTCACTAAATCTTAGATTTCCACCATGATTTGCTGATTCACATATAACCTTCAAATAAAACAGTATATAATCCTTTCCATTTGGCATAGATTCAACAATCCTTATATCGTGCCTTTTGAAGAAGTCCTTTTGCAGCCTTAACCAGTAGTATTTTTTATCAGACTTTGCCACAATACTCACCTCTAAAACTGTATATCATCTTCTGATATATCAAAATTATTATTCGAACCATTAAAACTATTTTGTTGCTCAGGTGCTTTATTTTCTTTATTTCTACTATCTAAAAACTGAACGCTTTCACATACTGCTTCAAGAACAAATACTTTTTGTCCATGTGAATTATCATAACTTCTTGACTGCATCCTAGCTTCAATTGCAATCAATGATCCTTTGGAACAATATCTTTCAACATTTTCTGCCCCCTTATTCCAAATAACACAAGGTATAAAATCCGCTTCCTGTCCATCTGCACTTTTAAATGTTCGATTACAAGCTAAATTGAATGATGCTACTGCGGTGCCTTGTTGTGTTCTTCTCAATTCGGGGTCTTTTGTCAGCCTTCCAATACAGCATAATTTATTTAACATTCTCATTTTCCTTTCCGAAGAATTTATCTTCATTATCTGCAATGTAAAGATACTTTGAAATGCTAAGACCTGAAGCCTTCCAGCGATAATAACCGTATTTTGTTTGTCTTAATCTTGCCTGCGTGATATTACACGTGGCTGTTTTAATTTCCTGTGCTTCTTTATACATTGCTAAATCTTTTTCAGTTATCTTCATACCACCATTTATTCATTATTTGCTGCTTTTCATAAGCTACTTGCTTCCAGTAGTTTCTATCACTAATCAATTTATCTATCGCTAGCAGCAAAATAGCTATAATTGCAATCAGTATCACAATTAAAACCATCTAAACACCTCTATTCTTCATTTATTTAAAGCCTGTTAAGAGATTTTTAACTTTTCGATAAATTTATACCTATTTAATTAAAAGCCTCTTACAAGCTAAAATTTAAGTTTCTTTTTTTAGTTCATGATATGTTACTCCAACCGCATATGCAGCCCAAACATCAGCTTTAAATCCATAAAACCAATCAGGATTTTTTTTATTTCCTTTTCCATTCTTAAAATCATGATTTGCAAATCGATCTATTAGCGCTTGCCTAATGTTAGAATCTTTCGCTTTCATATTTCCGCAAATACACATTTTTTCATCTTTACGATATATGAATGTAGGTTTTATATTTGATCGTTCACTAATAAGCTGATAAAATCTACCAATCCAAACACAAGTATCAAAAACTGTTTTGCCTACTGCCATGCCATATGATGCAATCATTTCAATAGCAACATCAGTTATACACTCGATTAAAAATAATTCTTCCAAGATTATTAATAAATCATGGTTTAATACTTTTCCAAATTTAACAGGCTTTAAATTTTTATCTAGAAGGGAATAAGCTGAATACTCATTCCCTGGATCAATTGACAAAATCATAATTAATACCCGTTTTTTAGCCTTTCTTCAAGACGTTTGATTTTATCCCATTTAACATCATTTAATTCCTTCGAACCTATTTGACACATGATTTTTAATTGTTCAATCATGATAAGAACATCTGCAACTTCTTCTACAATTGCAGCATGATTATCTTTTCCACGTTTTCTTTTACAGATTTCTTTTGTGAGTTCTGACATTTCTTCAACAGCCATGTCCAATTGTGCATTTTCACCATAGGTTTCAATTGCTTTTTCATATATTTCCGTTGGATTCATTTGGTTACCTCTCTTACATATCCACACCAATATAAATCGGTTCGGGTGCTTCCTGAATTTCACCATCAATATTCATTTGACCAATAGCAACATCAGTTATTTCCTGTAATTTGTTAAATACAACACCAGTTTCTTTATCAGTTTCTTGAATGTTGAATAATGTTGATTGGACCGTATTAAGCGGTCTTAGTTTAGCGGTTGGTGTACATTCAATTACCAGTTGCTTTTTATTGTTAATAGGAATAATCTTAATTTTTACATTTAATTCACGTGGCTTATCATCCGTATTTATATCGTTGATATTTTTAATGATTTTTTCTAATTCATAATCAATATTTTTTATGATCTGTCCGTTTTGGATTCCTAGAATACCAATTTTTTTAACATCTTTTGCTTTAACTAATTCATCCATTTTTCTTACCTCTAACCAACTACAACAACTTTATTTTCTTCAATCAAATCTTTTAAATATTCTTCTAAATAAGCAACGATTCTTTTTTGAACTTCATATTTCCATTGTCCGCCATCAGCTTCACGCAAGCATACAGTTCCATTTTTATTAACTCTAAATAAGAACTTAGATTCTACTTGTTCAATTTCTTCATAAGTTCTAATAGGTTTCAACTTAACGATAGGCTGCACCTGGAACTTCGCATTCACTGATGCACCTTTTTTAGCTGTAACTGTTTGACCAACACCATCATCATTAAATTCAACTTCTTCAACAACTCTTAGTGAAGATAATGAATTGATGAACTTTTCTGTATTTTCAGTCATGATGAATGAAGTTGATAACAAGATGATCATTTCTTCAACCGACATATCATAACCAATTCTTAATGATGGAATCATCGGGTTAGCTTCAAAAAGATAATTTCTACTTTTATCAGCATTTAACGCACTCATGACTTCAATACAATTAAAATCAACTCTTACAATCAAAGGTGAATAAATTCCAAACACATCAGATGCATCTTTATTATTGTTTTTGATTAATTTAATTAAGCCATCTAAGCTATTTGCTTCGATTTTGCGTGTTTTTGGTTTGTTTAATTGTTCATATCCATGTGATGTTCTGATATAATCAACACCCTCATGTTCAACAATTTCAGGGGCAACCTGACCTTCTACTAATTCTTCAATTTTTTCTGCTAAATCTCTTAACATTGTATTTTCCATTTTTTGTTTCCTCTTTCTTAATTTAAATTCTTTTAATTATTGGATCTCCTTGAAATCCTTTTTCCCATACAAACCAGCAATAACAAGTTGCTGAACTCATTTTTCTGCTCATATCACCATTCAAATAACATATTTGTCTTTTGGTGTTCACATAAACATATTTAGGTGGGTATTTTTCAAACAATAGACTTCTTTTTTGACCTTCCAAAAATTGTATCTTTAAAAACATAATTGTTTTGTTTCCGTTTTCTTGAATATCCAAAGCGTGTTCAACAAATTCTTGTGCATACTTATATGGTGGGTTCGTTAATATGTCGCAATTAATTTCTTCGTTATATTGTAAGAAGTCAATTCCCCCTATTCCGTAACCTCTATTAATTAAATCTGTTGAAATGACTTCATACCCATGATTTTTTAAAACATCACTTAAATGACCTTGACCACATGCACATTCCCATATTTTGTTTGATAAAGTGTTTTTATCACGTTCTAAATATGCTTTTAGGAATATTTCAAGTGATTTTGGATCAGTTGAATAAAAGTCATGTTCTTCTCTATCTACTAAGGAATGATTACTTGCGCCTAGTGTTACGAATGTTGATTTTTTATTTCCTGTCCAATCTTTCATATTTTTCCTTTCTTTAGTTTTTATTCTTGACAAACTTCAACAGGAATACCTGTTGCAGCCTGCACCCTTCTTTTAAAATCTTCTTCATTTGAATGTCTACTTGACAGATGCATCAAATAGATTCTCTTAACTTTTGACAGATCGATAGATTTTAAATATTGAATAGTTGTGTCTATGCTCATATGGCTTTGGATAAGCCTTTTTCTTTGTGCATCTTCTTCAACAAGTTCAATATCATAATTCGCTTCTATCATTATGTAATCAAGCCCGTGGAAAGCGTACTTGATCATATATGTATCGGTTGCAAATAACAGCTTTTCATTCGTCACAACCGAATAAATAAGGAAGCCAACACAAGGAACATCATGATTAATTTCCAAAGGAATTATTTTAAATGTGCCTATGTCAACCTGCTTTAAATGTTTAATTCTTTTTGCTCTGTGGTGGTTATTAATCTCTTTAGCTTCAAACACTTCTTTTAGTGCATAGCACCTAACACCTGCATTCAATAAATCTTTTAGCGATTTAGAATGATCACCATGTTCATGCGAAATCAAACAAGCATCAATTACATTAGGAACAATAAAGTTTGTTTTTCTTTTTAGTTCTTTAAATGGTATCCCGCATTCTATTAATACAGTAGTTTGGAAATCGCTTATTAAATAAGCGTTTCCTTTACTGCTGCTTGCTATCGGTCTAATTTCCATTACCAGTCAATTCCCATTTGCTCTTGTTTCACTTGCGCTGTGGCTTGTTTTTCTTCTTTAGGTGCTTTTGGTTGTGTTTGTGGTTTTGGCTCTGTATGCGCTTGTTTTGGCGATTCCTGTGATTCTTGTGAAATATCAATGACCTGTGATGCCTGTTCTTCTCTTACTTGGTATTGCACATCATCATAAACATCAGGTTCACTTTCACTGTATTCATTTGAAGTTACACGATTCAAAGTATCAATTAAAATATCTTGATCATCACGTGTATTTATAAAGTTTTTGATACATCTGTTGATAGCTGATTTCTTAGCCATTTCACCCATGAACTTTTGATGTGCTTTAGATTTTCCATAAGCACTGCCCATTGACCATGCATTTTGAATATCTTCTAATGTCATTATTGCTGTGTATGTTTCAACTCCCCATACTTCAGGATCGAGAATAATTCTTGCCCATGCACCAATGATATTCTCGCTTTTTCTTTTATCAAGTGGACATGGACCAGTGATTTTAATATCGTCATTACCATATACATCAAGTGTTAGTTCGTAGCATGTGTCTTTATAAATGACATCGCTTCTTACATCAATAACTCCTTTAATACGTTTCACCATTGTTTGCTTCCCAAAGTAAGAAGTCATAAGCGTACATTGGTCACCCATCGGTACAAAATAGCATTGATTTTTAGAAGGGTTCAAACCGCCAATGCACATATCAAGCAAAGCATTAGCAACTGATGCATTTGTACATTTTTGTAGTTTTGAATCATTTTGATAGATAAGATATGCAGCTTTTAAAGCGTTCCCTACACTGTAATTCCGAGGGAATGAAACTGTTCCCTGCTGTTGGTAAACTGACAATGTATTAAATACCGTATCGGTAATATTTTTTGGTAATACCAATCCCTGTTTTTCTAACTGTTGAACAGATAATTCAATTTCTTGTTTTGGTTCTTTTGTTTGTACTTGTGTCATTTTTCTTTCTCTCTTTCTATTTATTTTCAATTCTTAATGTTTCATCTATTCTTTTTCTTGCAACTTCGCAATAATATTCATCCAGCTCAATGCCTATAAAATTTCTGTTCGTATTTATTGCTGCAATCGCTGTTGAACCACTTCCTATACAATTATCTAAAACCACTTCATTTTCATTGGTATATGTCTTGATTAAGTATTCAAGTAATGCAACTGGCTTTTGTGTTGGGTGTTTTGAACCTTTTGATTTATCCGTATTAAATTTTTGAATGCTTCTTGGGTATCTCAAACCGTCATTTTTTGTTTGAATCTTTTTAACGTTTCTCGTGATTTCTCCCGATGTACCTTTTCCTGAGATGTATGGTTTTCCCGTTGTCATTTGTGGGTTATACACATGTCGTTTCTTGCTAAATACAGAAATAATTTCATGTACTTTATACGGTTGATACTTACACAACATAAAATTTGCGCCTTGTTCTTTTTCCCATACCCAATCATATTTGAACATTTTTAAATTGCTATGTCGTAATTCTGTTGAAAATGGTTCACTTCCGAACAATACAATTGCACCGTTGTCTTTGATGATACGTTTATATTGTTCCCACACCAGTTCAAATGGAATGACCGTGTCCCACTTGCACGCCGTTGTTCCATACGGTAAATCGCAAAGGATCATATCTATCGAACCATCAGGAATATCTTTCATAAGTTCTAAACAATCACCTTGATGAACTTTGTTTAATTCAAGCATTGTCAACCCTCAAACTTTCATCACTATCCGTTACATACAATCTAATCTGCTGTGACTGTGTTCGAATTGTTTCATTAACTGATTCAGCATTGTCAATAAAGATAGGTGCATATGTATTTGAATAATCACAAATTGTATTGATAACATCCAAGCCAGCATTTATCTTCATTGCATTGTTTAAATCAGTGTAATTAACACCATTAACCGTTACTTCACAAACTTCGTTCAAACCGCCATTAATCTGTTCTTCAAATAGATTAAATTTACATAACTTGAAATGACTATTAATCTTTTCAGTAAGCATGGCTACTTTTGTTTTGATGAATAAATCTGTTAAATAAAGCATCTTATCCATATCGTTGTACTGATTAGATAGTTCTTTTTCTCTTGCTTCAAGTTCGGCAATTCGGTTTATTTGAGTTTTAGCAAGATGTTCTTTTGCTTTTATTTCTTCATAATGTGAACGCTGCTCTTTTAACATGCCGATTTCCTCATTAATCTTTGCAACTTCTTCACCTGTATTAGATTTCAATAATTCCATTTCACGTTCAGCATTAACGATTTTTTCATCAATCGCATCTAATTTAGGTTGCTGTTGTTTTGCGAAATCATCATTAGCATTTGCGATTTTATCGCTAACTTCTTTTAGCTTTTTTTGATAGTCATTGATTAGAATTTCATTGTTTTTAATATCGTTTTCAAGGACTTCAACATCTTCAACCAGTGATTCAAATTTAGCTTTAAGTGCTTTACCATCCCTGGCGATATTTTCCAACTGGTTGGATTTGCTGATATTGAATTCTTCCATGAAGCCATCAATTTTTTCTTGCGGCAGCTCCTGCCCGCAGTGAGGACATATATTTTTTGATTCGTCATACTGCATATTGTTTACTTCAGTAAATTTATTTCTTAAATCATTACGCATTAATTCATTAGATTTCTGTTGTGATTTCTTTACTTGTATTTCATTTTCAGCACGCTCTTTTTTATGCTCCAGTGAATCAATTTGAATGCTCAAACTATACTCTTCATCTTTAAGCGGTTTAACATCAGGAACTTCATTTTTAATTAACAGCCTTTGATTTCTTAATTTAATTAATTCAGTTTCTTTTTCAGATATTATCCCACCACTTAATATCCTTTGCTTTTTGCTTTCCGCTTCATTAATACGATTGTTGATGTAAGTTAATTTATCTTCATCAATCGTTTCAATATCGGTTGGAATAGCAAGATTTGCTTCATTGATTTTAATAGGGATTGCTTTCAATTCATCATTTATAGGTTTCATTTTGGACTTCAATTGAAGTCTGTAGTCATCAACTGATTTAGATGCTAGAACACCGTTTAAAGGTGCTAAATCGCTATTGGAAGCAATCACAACTTCATCAGATACATCACCGCAAATGTCAATCAAAGTTTTTCTTCGGTCCTGCCATTTCATTCTTGTGTTGAAATAAAATGGATCAGTAATCATCGAAAAGATATTACTATCAAACAGTTCATTAACTGTTTCATCGTATTCTTTCTTTTTGCGCGGCACGTCATCAACGAAATAGTCCGTTGTATGCCCAGTAAATGATGCTGTAGTGCTTCCACGCTGTTTAGTGTATTTTTCTTTGAATACCTTTTTAAATGTAGTCTCAGTTCCATCTACTTCAACAACTGCTTCAACCAAATGTTCTAAATTATGAAGATATTCGCCATTAGGTGTTTTAGTTTTCACATCAAAATCACTTGCACCACTTGAATCCTTATTAAAGAACAGCCAAGTGAAAGCATCTACTAATGTCGTTTTACCTGTTGCATTTTTTCCATAGACATTTGTATCCAACAAATTGAAATCAATATCCAGTTCTTTGATTCCCTTGAAGTTTCTCAACTTCATCTGTTTCAACCTTACATTTTTCATTTTTCTTCTCCTTTTGGTTATATTTCTCAATCACCCAGTCACGGTCCTTTGTCACCGTCTCGAGACTAGACTTTAAATTTCTAATTACTAATACCTGGTAAACACTTATCGCAATGAACATTGCTAAAGCAAATATCAGTATTTTGATAAAAGTACGATCTTTCATAGGACCATACCTACAATTGATGTCACTATTTCAGCAAGAAAATATATTGCTGCAACAATGGTTAAAATTCCACGAGGTCTTAGATTATTTAGATTCATGGTTGGCGCTCCTCTTAAAATCCTCAGTCATCGCAATAGATGCCACAGTTTCAATGATTTCATCTAAAGTCATACCTGAATCAAATAATTCTTTCACTAAAGCCTTAATCTTATCTTCCACTTTGACTTCCTCCTGAATATCTTCTATAATGAAGATGGTTGATTTTTGTTAGTCACTGTTGGCGCAGTGACTTTTTTATTTTCTAAGAATAATTCACATAATCGAGCAATAAGCAATTCGATGTTTGGCGGACGATCCGCAATACTTACTTTTATAGATTTCATCTTCCTCACCCCTTTTCTATAATCTGTCACCTAAAAACTTGTTAACAAAATACACCTGCCCTTTTCCTGTTACCTTAGGTGTTTTCGTAGTAACATTGCACCCATTACCATCAATGTGTGTATGTTCTTTGATTTCAAATAATTCCATATCCATACTTTTTTGAGTAGGCATATTCCAGTCACTACCCTTTCTTTTAATTAAATAGCCTTTATCTCTCAGTTCAGCGAACAGTCTATTTGCACCAATATTGATTCCGTTTTGTTTTAAAATCTTTGCTAAATCACCTACCAATATTGAAGTTTTGCTTGTTGCTACTGCATCGGCAAATAACGCTTTAGGCTTAAGCTCTTGATTTTCAAGAAGAAGCGCATCGCATCTTTGTTTAGATAGTTCCAACGCTCTGTTCATAATGAATTCAGGACTGTTTAATTTTGCTTCCATCTTGTTAAATGCATTAATATATTTAAGTTTCCATTCAAGTGCTTCTTTACCAGTGAACCCCATTGTTAATAATGTGAATCCATCACGATTCATTAAATACATTGGATATTCTTGTTTATTTTGTTCATGGACGTACGTTGTTTCGTGGAATAGGTCTGCCCAATTTTCGGCTACCCCTTTTATTTCTCTAATAGCTTCAAGAACATGTTTATGTTGCTTTTTAAAATCACGTGCCACTTGTAAGCTAGTTACAAGCATTTGATTATTTTCATATTTAATTTGCACTTCATTCATATGACCACCCCTTTAAATTTCTTCTAAACAATCCGCTTGTGTCCTTAACAACTCAGCAGTCATTCCCTGTTCAATTAGTTTCTTGCCACGCTTTTCTAAATGTCTTAGATTGTATAAGCGTTGTCTTTGCAAATATTTCAATCTTTGCTCAAGCCTTGCAAGTTTGACTTCTTTTGAATTAGTTAAACGTTCAATTTCAAGTTCAACTTCTTCATCAGTTAAATATTCTCTTGCCATATTTTTCACTTCCTTTTCTTTAATTTTTGCTATAATCACCCTTGAAAGCGAGGTGAATATAATGTCTGATTTAGCCTTTGAAATTCTTGAATACTTTAAAAATCATTTACAACTAGAATATGACTCTGATACATCAATTAAGCGCAAACAAATAGATGCAATCAATCAACTAGTTGATAATGGTTATTTGGTTATTAAAACAAGAAACATTACTTCCATTATTTGTGAAGTGCTTTAATTCTTGCTTTTATTTCTAACCATGTAAGAAGTGCTATCTCTTTAACTACTTTTATTAATGGTGGATATGCACTTTTTATTTTGATTTTTTTCAGTTGTTTATTTTTCACAAACCACACATCATGTACACCTTTGAAAATTCCATATCTCATTTGAATTGTGTATTCATTCCCATCTTCATCTTCAATAGTTACATATTTATTCAATAAGTACTTTCCATAGATAGAAACTGGTCCTTTGAATAACTTCATATACATCTCCTTTTTAATCTTGCGTCATATGCAAGTTTTAACTTAAAAAAATATTGATTTTCTCTTCATCAGTTAGTTTTAACAGTTCTGATAACTTATTTGCTTGTGGGATACTAAACTTTTTCACATCTTTCATCTTACTTGTAAAAGTATTTGTAGAAATACCCAATTGCTCTGCACAATCTGAATAACTAAATCCCATTTCAACAAGTTTTGCTTTTAACTTACTTTCATTAGTTGGCATAAACCTCACCCCTTCCCCTTGCGTGTCATGCAAGTTTACAAACAAAATAATACTCTTTTGTTTTTTAAAAGTCAATACTCTCATGCAAGTTTTTTTGTATTCAAAACAAAATATATTGCGTACCATACAAATTAATGTTATATTAAGCGTATAAAAGGAGTGGTTAAATTGGAGAATGATCAAAATAAAAAAATAGGTTTAAAAATTCATCAATTGAGAAAAAATAATAAAATGTCAATGAAAAGACTTGGAGAACTTGTTAATCTTCATGAAAGTACAATTAGCAGGTATGAAAAAGGTGAAATAATGTCACTTGACATTGAAAAAATCAAAGAATTTGCCGAAGCACTAGATACAACCCCTGCTTATCTAATGGGTTGGGAAAATAATTTAGAAAAAAAAGCAGAAGAATTCAAACCATATACAATAGAGACATTAAAAAAGATAATTGATAGTTATCCTGAATTATCTTATAAAAGTTTAGCAACAGTATGCATGAACAAACGAGTTCAATTGGATTGGACCGAGAAAAAAGTTGCTAATTTAGCTAATGTAGATTTAAATGATTATTTGAACTTTGAAAACAATCATCATAAATTAGATATTAATGATGTTGAGAATATATTAAATACACTGGAATTATCTATTTCTTTTGTCCTTGGTTTTATGTGTGCGATTCTATCTATAGAAAATAATAAAACTAATTTATTTGATCTTTAGATAAAAAATAAGCTACTGCATAAAAACAGTAGCTTATTAAAAGAAATACTTTATTAACCTTGTTTATTTCTTTGTAAAATCCCAAAAATACATCCTTTGTCAAAATCAGACAGTATATAGCCAAGGCTTTCAATGTACAAAAGAATTTTCATAACTTTTGTCATTTCTTCTTTTATACCTATGTTTTGACAATCGTTAAACTCAGCTTCTCCCATGATTCTCCCCTTTCCGCCTTGTCTTCCTATAATCTATAAATATCTCCTATAAAAATTATAGCACTTTTGAATAATCAGAAAAGGGAATGGGATGAAAAATCTACTATAGTGGACACTTATTTTTAAATTTATGATATATGTGTGATTTTACTTATAATCAGATTCAAAAAGATCAGTAATTCGTACATTTAATCCAATAGCAATTTTTTCTAAAGTATTTATACTTGGACTACATCTACCGTTTTCAACTTTGCTTATTGTAGATTTAGCCACACCTGAAATTCTTGCTAGTTGTCGCAGTGTATAATTCTTTTTTTCTCTATATTCTTTTACATTTACTTTTGCCATAATTGGACACCTCCTAATAACAGTGTGTCCTAAAATAACAAATATTTGCTATAATTAGCAAAATCAGTAAAAGAATAAAAAAACCTTAACTAAAATTTACTTAGCTAAGGTTTAAAATTTATTTGTAATCTGATTCAAATAAATCTTCAATTGCAACTTCTAACGCAATTGCTATTTTTTCTAATCTATCCATTCTTGGACTTTGCTTTTGATTCTCATAATTTCTCAAAGTCGAACTTGAGATTCCAGTTAGCTTTGCAAGTTGATTAAGGCTCACACCTTTTTCTTTTCTAATTTTACCTATTAATACTACTGCCATAATTAAATACCTCCTAATGATAGTGTATCCTAATATGGTAAAAAATTCTTGTATTACGTAAAATTTTTAAAATAAAAGTCCACTACCCACAATAGTGAACTTTTGAGGTACCACTAATACCTCGTTTCAAATAAATGAACTAAGTACAAGTCCTTTTACGTGCCTAATTATAACAAATTAGCACGTCTAAGGCAAATTAAAGAAAGGACGTGTTTTAATATGCAAATAAGAAATGCAGTTGCATACTGTAGATTCAGTAGTGATAATCAAAGAAGTGAAAGTATTGATGCACAAATTCGTGCAATAAAAGAATATTGCAAAAATAATAAATATATGCTTACTCACATTTACAAAGATGAAGCATTATCAGGGACCAGTGATAAGCGTGATCAATTCCAACAAATGATCACTGATTCTAAAGATGGACTTTTTGATGCTGTAATTGTCCATAAACTTGACAGATTTGCTAGAAATCGATATGACAGTGCCATTTACAAAAAGAAACTAAAAGATAATGGTGTAGTTGTTTTGTCAGTGTTAGAAAATTTGGATGATACACCTGAAGCAGTAATATTAGAAAGTGTTCTAGAGGGGATGAACGAATACTACTCTAAAAATCTATCAAGAGAAGTTAGAAAAGGATTAAATGAGAATGCTATAAAATGTATTCATAACGGTGGTATTCCACCCCTTGGTTATGACGTTACACCTGACAAGCATTATTGTATAAATGAAAAAGAAGCTGCTGCTGTACGCTTGATTTTTAATATGTACAGTGAAAATTATGGATATAGACTAATAATAAATAAACTAAATGAACTAGGCTACAAAACAAAATTAGGACGATCTTTTAGTGTGTCTTCTTTACATGACATAATAATAAACGAAAAATATCGTGGTGTTTATGTTTGGAACAAACGAAAATCAAAGAAAGCAGGTAATCATGCATACAAAGACGATGAAGAGATTGTAAAAATTGAAGGCGGTATGCCTCGAATAATAAGTGATGATTTATTCTTTAAATGTCAGAAAATAAAAAAGACAAAAATTAAACCACGCAGACATTCCAGCCATGAATATATTTTAACTGGTAAAATATTTTGTGGAAAATGCGGTCACAGTTATTGCGGTAGTAGTGCCTATAGAAACAAAAATAATAATATGGTATATAACTACTGCTGCATGAATCGCAAAAATAAAAAAGGATGCGACAACAAAGCTATAAATGCCGACAAACTGGAATATGCAGTTTTAGAAGCCATTAGAGACACATTCCTAAATGACGATGCAATTAAGCTGATTGCAAACAAGATGGATCACTATTTAAAAGAAACTGTTTCTACAGTTGATAAAGATGCTGTAAGTAAATTAAATCGTGATTTAGAAAACATTGATACAAAACAAGAACGTCTAATTGATTTATATTTAGATGAAAAGTTATCTATCGAAAGTCTAAATAAAAAATCAGCACTTCTTGATCAGGAAAAAACAATTATAAAAAACAAACTAAATGAATTAAGCAATATCGTTAAACTTGATTTTAACATTGATGAAATCATTGTTTTCTTAAATGATATGAAGGGTAAGCTAAATGATACTGATTCGCAAACAAAAAGAACGCTAATTGAAGCGTTCATATATAGAATTTCTATCAATGAAGATGATGTAGATATAATGTTATACCTAGATAATCTTATTGATAAAAACTGCGATAATATTGGTGGAGGTGAGGAAAATCGAATCGTATCGCAGTTTATGTATGAATATAAGATAAAGAGACAGTATATAAACTTCCCTCTAACAAATAGTTAATGATTAGTTACCTCTACAAAAAGTAAAATGATTGTTATTTATTTCATTAATTGAACAGTTAAAATTATTAATGTATAATTAGCTCAAAGGGAGGGATTTATAAATGAAAAAATTTCTAAAGTGGTTTTGTTTGTTTATGTGTATAAGTGGTGCAATAACGATACCAATTCAAATTTCACAGGGAAATGGATCAACTGATATGATAACTGCTGGTGTTGGTGCGATTGTATTATTTGGTTTTGGATTTTTAAAACTTAATGGGAAATTGAATCTAAAATTTAGTAAAAAGATGTTTTTAATTATTCCATTAGTCGCAATTTGTGGCTTTGGATATGCAATATACTACGTTTCCAATAGTAATCCATCAGCTAAATCAAACAAAACAGAAGAAGTAAAAAAAGAAGAAGAAACAAACATATTTAATTATGAAGATATTGACAATTTTGCTTATGTTGTCGAAGCACTAACAACTATGATTGGTGAATCACCTAATATTAAATGGACTGAATCAAAAAATTGGGTTGATGAAAATTCACAAGTTCAATATTTCACTGGATATGTTGAAAACCATGATATAGATACTTACTATAAATTCAGATTTGCTGGTGATAAATGTGTTCACTTTAGTTTTGCTGAACAAACTATTATTAGTGATATTGATGCAGAAACTGCATGGATGAATGAACACAGTAAAAAATAAACAATAAAAAAACAACCCTAACCGATTAAGGCTAGGGTTTTATTATGTACTCTTTTAATACTTCAGCAATTTCATAATCGCATTGAATGATACAGGTCTTTTCTTTTTCCTCTAATAGTCGGGTATTCCCGCCAAAAAAGCATAACGGTAAAAGAAATCCATCTAAATCTTTAGCATTGTTAACTAGAATTATTCTCACTGTGCGTAAACTCCCATCTGATTTTGGAGTTCCTCGGATAGTTCAAAATATTTTTTATACTGCCCTTGATAATAATCTCTATCGCATTGAGTATCTTGTAATTCCTGTTTTGTTAATTCTAACCTAACCTCTAAATTACTTTTCTGATAGTCCTTATAAAGAGTAGTGAAACTTAGACCAAATACAGTTAGAAAGAGAATAAAAATAGTAGTATCGATAGTGTCGAATTTCTTTTTAAACATAATATTAAACCTTTTTTAGATAATCGCCACTTACCCATCCGCTAGGAATACGTGCAAACCCGTTTTTCCATTCTTTTACAGTAACACGAGTACCCTTGTTTAGACATCCGTCTTTATCATAATCATGTTTTTTTGCATCAGCGGTTAATTCATTGTATGTTTTTCTTCTATAATTTTCTCCAGGACCAGTTCTAACACTTAAATCACTAGCAATAACTTCATATGTACCTAATGGTTTTGAATTGTTAGATGGTTTACTTGGCGGTGTAGGCTTTGCTCCTAATTGTCGATTGACTTCGGCTTGTACCTCACTAGGGTTATATCCAGCGTTTGTTAAACGATTAGTTCTATCTTGTCCATTTCCCCATGCTCCATTAATAACCTCTCTAGCAATTTCAGCAACTGTTTTTCTAGCTGGTTGTGGTGGGGTAGGTTCTACTGGTTTAGATGTTCCGTTTAATCCAAATCTTTCTACAATGCCATTTACAATAGCTTGTGCAATATCATTCTTATGTTCTTGATATGTTTTCATATCATTAGCATTATCAATAAAACAAGTTTCTAATAATGCGCTTGATACACCTTTATTTTTTAATGTTTTAATAACTAAAAAATCACTTCTTTTTACTCCACGATTACTAAATCCAATACTAGCAATATTATTAACGATTGCTTGTTCAACTGAATATCCTTTTTCTAATTTAGTGATATAAATTTCAGTTCCTTTTGCATTTCCATCAAAAGCATTGAAATGAATTTCAAAAGCATAATCAATTTTATCAAATGCAACGGGTAAACACTTTGTAAATACCCCGTTTTTTATGTCTTTATAAGCGTTTCTTTCTCTTGGGTAACGATATACCTTTGCATAGGTATTTAGCTTAAAAACAACTAAATCAGCTAATTCTCTTGTTAAATCAGCTTCCTTATACCCGTTTCCTAATGCACCACTATCTCCAGCACCATGTCCATTTAAAATTAAAATATTCATCTTGTTTTCCTCCAATTTAAAAGAGCAGTATTCAACCACTCTTATTTTTCTAATTTATCAATTCTATCTTCATGATTTTTAAGGATATATTTATGTTCATAAAGAACTTTATCCGTCATATTTTGTTGTTGGGCTATATCATTGATTCTTTTTTCACTCTCTACGACGTTACGATTCAAATACTCCATATTGGAATTTAATTTCGTTATATTAGAATTAAGTTTTAAAATCGGTGCAACAACAACTGCTAAGCCGCTAATTGCACCAAATAATAATACATAGAATTCACCTTGCGACATTGGAACATCCACTATTCTTTCCCTTTTTTATATTGGCTGGTTGAAATCATTAATAAAGCACCTAAAAACGCATCAATCGCAGTGATTGTACCAACAATTTCTTCTCCAAATGGTAACCCCCAAATCCCTGCAAGTGCAAAATACAACGTTCCAACTGATGGCAATACCACCTGTGCCACGTACTTTAAAGTGTCATAAACTTTGTTTTCAAATTTCATAATTTCCTCATCCTTTCTATCTATTCATTTATGATAATGTTAACAATTAAATTAGCTGGAATAATCACATCTAACATTTTTTGTAAATTTAAAAGTTCCTTATCTACGATAGCAGGAACAAAAATTTTCAATGTATAAGTATCATTGATATATTTAATATCACAATCGCTCCCATACAATGCTTGTATTTTGTTTCGAAGCATCGTTATAGTATAAGGTATCTTGATATTCAAACGATTTAAAATTTCAAATCTGCGCATATCTAAGGTATCAGAAGCCCCAGGAATAATCTTTAAAATCTTCTCCCATCTTTTGATACCATTTTCAGTTGCTTCATGCACAAACTGATCCTTTAAAAGAATCTCAAGTGCAGCGTACAGATCATCAATTTCATAATCTTCAGTTCCATATAGCGCCTTAAATTCTTCGATATTCTGTAAAATAGGTGGAAGATAACTAATAAGTCTAGTTTCCATCGGTTAATTCACCTCTTTTAACAATACTGTCTTTGTGAACAGTATAATTTTCTGATACCCCATTGATTGTTGTATTCATGACATCAAGAACACCTTTTACACCTAAAATTCTAGTTTCAAGCTGCGATATACGAACAATAATGTTATTCTCATCTTCCCAAACTGAATTCAAACCTTGTAAATATTCATCAACTGCTTTTTCTAAATCTGTTTTAACAGCTTCAAAATAATATCCAGGCTGATAAATTATTTGGGTACTAATATCTATTTCAACCTCATTAACACCTACAACAGTTACTATATGTCCAATAGGGGCTATCCCAATACCTTCACCAGGTGTAGCAACGGGATCAACTTCTTTTTGAACCGATTTCACTAATGTATCCGTAGGCTTTTCAAAATCAGAATCAGTTATAACGATTTTGACAGTCCCACCGCCGTTCCATTCATGACCTGAATAGACTTTAACACCGCCAACACCTTTTATTAACCCAACCTTAATTTTATAGTCAATTTTGTTACCACCATAACTTTCAGCTTCTAATGATTGATAATATCTTTTTCTTATTGATTCGGTATCTTCTTCATCTTCACCAGGAATAAGCAATTCAACAAGTTCAGCGGTTTCCAACTTATCAATATAGTTAATTGGAATAAGCTGTCCAAAATGAAGGTTACCTTCTTCACCAGCAGTTTCACATTCCAACTGATATTGACCATCACCAATTTTTTCTATAACTGTATAATTTAGTTTTTCTAATGAAAATCTTGAACCAATAGGAATTTCAAGTGCAGATGGGGTAAATACCCCTTTTAAAATAGCCTTTGTTGCAGGCTGTGGAATAATACCACGTTCTGCTGCTCTTTTGATAAGGTATTCTCTTGATGCAGTATCAGCAAATGTTTCATTCATGATTCTGTCAATCTCAATATACATTCCCATAATTTCATAAATAGCTGGTGCTAAAGCATTGTAGACAATAGAACCTTCTCTTGTGTCAACATTAGAGTTTTGTTCTTCAATTCTCGCAACTGCTCTTTCCATCAGTTTTTCAAAAGTAATATTTTCATACATCAAATATTCACCACACTTTCACTTGCAAAATTCCCAAAAATACTGTGTACTGTAAATGTACAATGCACTGTATCTTTTTTTGTCTCAAACTCAAAACCATCAACACCTGTAATTCGATCATCTTGTGTCAATGCTTCTTCAATTCTTCTTTTTAATTCAGGCAGTACATATGGAACTGGTTTACCTAACAGATCATCAAATTCAACTCCATAATTCGATGAATAAATTACATATCTGTACCTTTCAACATTTAGGATTAAATATACTGCCTGTTTAATTGCTTCAAGCCCATCACATGAACCCATTAGCCTGTTTTTTTCTATGATGATCCTAGGTGTTGGTGTCGGTATTTCTTCAATATCTAAAGCAGCATCATTTTCTAATTCATATTCATTCTGTGGAATCATAACATTCCCCCTTTTTTATACACGATCTAAAACAACAAATTTTTGACCGCCTTGCAATTTTATCATTACAACTTTTTCACCTTTTTTTAGTGCATTATGAACTGTAAACTTCTTTCTACCCTTATAACTGTGTTTATGTGTTAAATCAATTTTAACTGCACTTATTGATGTTGACGATGTATTCTGAACCTCATTTTCAATCGTTGTTCCTGGTTGTTCAGGATTCAGTTTAGATGTAACAGTTATATCACCGCTTGATTCAACTTCATGCGTATGATCAGCATTAAGTGATACATTTTCAGTTGTATGATCAACTGTCATTTCTACAACATGGTCCTTCACTGCATTAGTTAGAATAAGAAATTCACTTGTTAAATCCATCTTTTGTTCAACGTTGATGGACAAAGGATTATCACTAGTTACAGTACCAAAATAAAAAGCAGCAGGATCAGAAGCATTCACCGCTTCAACTGCTGCCTGTTTAATCAATTCAACCAAATTAGCCATCAAAAATACCGTTTCCTTTCAGTGTCAAATCCATACTGTGATGATTGTTTTCAAATTTATGTGTTACTTTTTCAACCAGCATAAAATTTTGTAGTTTCATATCTTCTAATTCTAACTGCACAATAATTTGTGAGCCTGCTCTTACTCTTGTATCGCCTAATACACCATTTATTTTCAATGATTTGGTTTTTTCATTGTATAACTTTAAAAGTGCATTAGCTTTTGCAACTGCATTGACATTTTCATCAACAGTATCAAAGTATTGAAGAACACCCCATTTATTCATATTGTCACCGCTTTGTGCAATATAAACATCACGTTTACCAGTCTTTTCATTCTCTCTAACAAGTTTGATTCTATTGTAGGTTTCACCATCAATTGAACTTGAATAATCAAATGATTCTGCGGTTTCCGCATCAACAACCAATCCAACTTTTAAGAACTCAATATAGGATAATCTCAGCTTGCCAAAATCATCATATAGTACATATATTTCACTTCTGTTGTCTAAAGTATCATCAAGTGCATCCTGAATAATATCAAATAACGTTTTGTTATCTTCAACTTTAGTAGCAATTTTAAAATACGTATCGTCCATCTGACCAATATTTAAGTTAAAATCTGCTGCAATCATCTTAACAAGTTCAGTAGCGGTTTTATTCTTGTAAACATATGTATCTTTATTCTTTAAATACCTTAACTGATCATACGCAGTTACTTTGATATTTTTATCTTTATCATATGTTTTCTTAAATACAAAGCCATAAAATAAATTAGTATCATTTACTTTTAACCGAACCGAAGCACCTTCTTCAAACCTCAGTTTAGAATCTTTAAGCACTGTAAATTCTAGTTTTCCTGGTGTTCCTTTTCTTTCTAATGTCCAAGTTATGCCATCAAGTGTTACAGGTTCATAACAGGTATCAAGCCACTGTATCAATAATTGAACTTTCATTAAATCACCCTTATCGCACTTGGAAGAACCCAGCCAAGCCAACTGCCACTAGGTGTTGTGACATGATAAGGATGCGACCTTCCATCTGTCTTAATAAAATTTATCTTACCTTGATAATTGGTTCGAGTTTGTCCTGGTCCATTTCCATAACTGTCACGATGCAGTCTCCCGTTTACAATTACATTGCATCCTATAGTCGGCTGTACATTGGATGCATTGGAAGAAGCAGGTCTTGATGGGGGATTAATTACTGGTTTCTTTCGATTATCTTCTATATTTATTTTTACTGTTTTAGTTGAATATTCAACATACTGTTTAAAAGACAGAGATACTTTAACATCAAAACCATTTCCTGCTTCTTCTTTTATTGTGTAATCCTCTAAAGACACTTTTATATTTGTGTCAAACAACAGCTTGCCATTAGGTGTTGCACGTGTCACAATCAACTGAAACGGTTTTAAACCTGTTTTTAGTTTTTCTATTTCTTCAAGAAAATATGAAGCACTTTTAAATCCATTAGGATAAGTTGCAAAAGGATATTTTGTTTGCGGTAAAAGTGCATCAAATGATATTTCGGTAAGTCCTGCTTTTCTTAAAATATTAACTTCCTGATCATTTATCAAATTAATTGTTGTATTTTGATTATTAATAACCATTTCCATTGATTCAGGTGGAACAGGAAGCTGTAAACTTCCTAAAAAGAAACTATATCCTTTAGCCATAAACAACTCCCCTTTCTAACTATGAACCCCTTCAGCAGTAGCAAGAAGTTCTTCTTCAACTCTTTCTGTTAATTTTTCAACGACACCATCAATATCCATATCACTATTTATGGTGTTGTTATTATTCATATCAATTTTTATTTCAGCAGTTGTAAAACGATTTATTGTTTCACGTTCTGCAATATCTCTTAAATATTTCAAATCCTCACTTGATGCATTCATGGTCTTAGCCATTTGTGCAGTGTTTCCAGCGGTCTTATTCCCTGAATCTGCTGCCTTATCAGTTGCATCTTTGATACCGCCAAAATTATTTTCAAGATCAGATAGCGGATTATCACCTTTATCAAAAAGTCCGCCCATCCAGTCACCTATATCATTTTGCCATTTTTCACCTTGAGCATATCCTTTATCAAATGCTTCGCCCATATCAACAAAGTCAACATAATCAGGTGACCACAAATCTGGCATTTCAAAAGCATCATATTCAAATCTATCAAACGAAACTTTTTCCGCTGTTTCACCTAATATACCATCCATTTGTGATATATATGTATCTAACCCACTGGTATCAAACGATAAGTCAACTTTGCCAATTTTATCAACCTTATCAATATCAACACCTGGAATTAAATTGATTGCATCTATGATCCAGTTGATTGCCTTAATAGCTGCGTTAGCACCTGCAACGAATGCATTTGCGATAGAAGTTGCTGCACTTCCTGCCGCACTTGCAACAGCTTTAAAAGCCTGTGCGCCAGTTTTACCTAAAAATGCAAAGAATTTTTTAATATTAAGTACTGCTTCATTCCACTTATTTACAACCCACTCAGCAACACTTATAGCCAGGTTCGCTATTGTTTTCCAAATTAACTGCCATACAAATGCGATAGCTGCTGCACCTAGCTGAATACTGTTAACCAGAAGCTGAAATGCTCCTAAAATAATATTAATTACTAAAATAAAAATATTTTGAATAAGAGCGCCACACCAGTAAACTGCACCAACAATAATTCCTAAGCCACTTACACTTTCACCAGTAAAATGATTCCAAACTGCTGTCACTATAAATACAACAGCAATAACAGCTAAAACCGCTGCTACTATCATAAAAATAAGACCTACTGTAGTACCCAATGCACCATTAAGCCCCATCTGCACTCCTATTTGAGTAGCTGTTGCAATAATTCCTTCCTGTGTAAGCCATGTTTTCATTCTTAATGCAGCAATGTACATCCATGATACTGCCAAAGCAGCGGTTTGATATGCCTTTACAGCTAAAATTGTCGCACCATAAATAGCCATAGCCCCTGCTACTGCATATATTACAGGTGCTATCATACTCCAATTTTGTGCTATAAACGATGCTCCGTTAGCTATAACATCGATCACTTTAGTTGCTACATTACCAAACATTCGAATTGCATTTACAGCACCATTGAACATTGCATTAAAACCATGACTATTTGCAACTTCATTGATTTTGTCAAGTATTGGCTGAAATGCCATCAATGCTTTATTTTTAAACTTAACCCATATTTGTGACCATGTAACAGGCATTTGTTTAAACTGTGCATTCGTTTCATCTATTGATGAAAGCATTGCATTTTTTACAATATCAGCAGTTATTTCACCATCTGCTGCCATTTGTCGAATTTTTCCAATTGGCACATCTAAATAATCAGCAATAGACTGAATAACATTTGGTGCTGACTCAAATACTGCATTTAATTCTTCACCACGTAATACACCCGATCCTAATGCTTGCGTCAATTGCAATGTAGCACTTGATATTTCTTCTTGTGTAGCACCTGCTATAACAAACTTTTTATTTAATGTTTCAGCAAATGCAATAAGTTCTTTATTTGAATTAAATGCATCTTTTGCATTTTGCCCTAATTTTGCAATTGTTTTAGCTGTATCACCGTATGCTGCTCTTGAATTCTGTGCCGATTGAAATATCATGTTTTGAAGTTCTTCAGTTGACTGTAAACCATCATTAATCATATTTAATTTAGCAGTTGTCTGTGACATTTGATCTGACAAACCAACAATATTTCCTATTGTCTGTATACCAGCATAAGCACCAACAAATCCCATAACCTTTTTAAGAAGTCCATCAGAAACCGATTGTCCTTGCTTTATCTTGGTATTAAAATTTTGCTGCTGATTTGCAGCCTGTCTAATTTCCTGTTCAACACCATTCATAGTGACTTCAGCACGTGCTAATTCTTCCCTTGCTTGTCGTATAGAAGAAGTATCAACTGCACGTCCTGAATCTCTTTGTAACTGTTCAAATGAACTTATAACAATATTTAAAGCACGGTTCATAGAGGTGAATGCTGGTGTCATTCTGTCTTGAACGCTTATAACTGTTTTAATAGAAGCCATATATTCACCTACCTCCTACGACCTTTAGATTTTGATTTTGCTTTTATTTTTTTAGCTTCCTTTTCTTCATTCTCAGTCCTTATTTGAATTGCAGCATATACAAATGCCTGTTCATTTGTCGGTAGAGAAAGAAACTGTGATGGAAGCATATGCAATTTATGAAGGCAATAATAAGCAATATTAGCTTCAAAATCACCTTCTTCAATTAGTTTTTTGCTTGCTCTACCTTATCTTCAAAACTTTCATTAAAGCCATTGATTTCTTGAACTTTTGCTAATAAATCAGCGTATTCACCTGGTTTTAACATCTTTTTTAATAATGCATCCGCACCCATAACTCCATAAGAATTTTGAAGTTCTGCATCATTCAAATTAGGGAACACAACACATTCAACTGTTAACAGTCCAACATACTTATCAAAATCTGTATCCTTTGTAAATTGCCCCTTTCTTCCTGGTACTTCTAATCTTTTAGTACAAGATTTTCTTAATTCTTCATCACGCTGTGAATCCAAACATCTTAATTCCCATGCAATAGGTTTTTTTGTTTTTTCATCGATAAATCTTTTTGATGCAACATATTCAATATTTTCTTCCTGCACAACATTTTGTGCCATAAAAGCTGATAAACTCATTTTTCTCATACCTCTTTCTTATATTTAATCAAATAAAAAAGGACCACATTATATGGGGTTCACTTCAATGTGGTCCTTTAAACTAAATCATCCCTTGTAACAAATTAAACTTCTCAGGAATTTCAAAATCATCAAACGTAAAGTCGACATCTTCATCAAGATAATCTGCATCAGCATCAAATTTAGCTAACACTAAACTATCAAAGTTGCAGTCAATTAATGTAACGGTTTGTCTCCCAACACTTGAAGTTGGATCTTCATTCGTACATTGCATATCGAAATAAACATCTTCACCAGTTTCTTTATATCTATATGCTAATTCACGCATAACTGAAGTATTGTAGTGTAAAGTCATTGAACCTGACCCAGTCCACCCCGTTGCTTTATTTCCTTTACCTGTACGACCTAAAACAGGCACTTCAGTTTTGCTTTTTTCAAAATTTGCTTCAAATGTGATTGCCTGAGCAAAGTTATATCTGTTTCCCTCAATAGTCACATATAATTCAGCCATTGATCCACTGATAGAATCCTTAGCCTTCATTGTAAATTTACCCATGTTATCTGTTCCCCTTTCTAGCTAATTACACAACTCATATAAAGTTGACTCATTGCGTTAATAACTGTGATTTTATCTGTTAATACTACTGATTTCTTTGTATCACCTTGAGCCACCACAATATCATCTGCACTAAAATTTTCAATTGCTTGAATATCTTCTAATGCTCTATGAATTGCAACAACATCCGATTGCAGTGAAATTCTACCTGATGCATTGTTTGGAATTTTACCAAGATATTTCGTATTGAATAAAGCAGCAACATCATTAGCGATTTGATCAATAACCCTGATTGTTTGGTTATTTGAAAAATCAATGCTTTTTTCATCTGTAACTGATGTAAAAGTATTAATATCTTCAAGAACCCTAACTTCACCTGTTACATTATGAAAAATGAATTTACCACTTTCTAATGCATCCGCTAATTGTGATTGTGTATAATCTACCTTAATTTTAAATTCACCATCATAAGCAGTATTAGTTAATGATTTATTAACTGCACAACCTGCTTGTGCGCCAGTAGTCCAATAAACCACACTTGCTTTATTAACATCATCAGTCACTTCATTTTCTACAGAGATAACTCCTTCATAATCAGCAGGTTTTCTATAAACTACCGTTTGAAATTTAGCCCCGACTTCATCACGCATTCTTTTTGTAAATGTAACAAATAATTCATTGATTTTCGAATCTTCAACTGGACATCCCAAAGCATTAAAACTGTAAGATTCAATCGCATTCAAAAACGCTTGATATTCAGATGTTGTTACCTCTGTTCCATTTGTACCACTTGCTAATGGTGTCGAAGCAGTTTCTTGAAGTTCTGCACTTTTGAAAGTTACCCAGTCATTGGCAACCAGTTCAGAAGAATTTTTAACAGTTTGAACATCCATTTCTTTAAACTCTAAAACTGTTTTAACATCAAATTTAGTTTCATCATCAACATTCTTTGAAATAATGATTTTTAAGTCATTACCTCTAATACCTGGATATTTTGCTTCTGCATATGTGTTAGTTGCTTTTGTACCCTTTCCATTTAAACGATATGCATATAATGTTTTGGTATTTTTAAATAAATCCCTTAATCCTTTCATTTTGTCATGTGAATAATCATATCCAAAAATTTTCAATGAATTATTTACAAACTTTTCGTTTGATACTTCAAAAACCTCATCTGCTGCACCCCAATCCATTAATAATGGTATTGCAACGATACCACGATCAGACATCGCCGCAGATGCTCTAGATGCACTTGCAAAATTGATATAAGTACCAGGCAATTTTTTATTTTGTGCAGTAAAAGTTCCGCCACCTAACATTTAACATTCCACCTTTCTTTCCAATTCTTTTTTTAACAAGTCATTGACTTCTTTAGTTGTATATTTTTTACCATCTTCTAAAATGGCATTTAATAAATCCTTTTTATTTCTAAATACTTTAGAATTTAAAAATGCATCCTTGTAAAAAGATGCATCCTGTTTTTTTTGAATCGTTTTTGTTTTAGTGTTAGCCATATAATCACTCCTTTGTATTACTGCTAACTTCCAATGTTTCCATTGATCCAGTTTCTTCCTCTTTAACTACTGCTATATAATTGAAGCTGACAAAGAAATGAAGAACATCGTCAATGATTTCACTTCTCATTTTTGTACCGTGAAGTAAATCACCGTCAATACATTTGATCATATCTAACTCATTCATAAGCGTATCAGAAACGCTATGACATTGATTTTTTCCACTGCTAGAGAAGAATAATATATCAAACGGTAAAAGTCGCTTAGAACGCAAATTTAATAGATTCTCTTTTTCACTGTCAATAAGAGTAATTAAAAAACAAGGCTCTTGCAAACTTTGCTTAATATCATTTTGATGTATTTCGTATTCATCACCATATACTTCATGCAGTTTAATAGCGATAGCATCCATAATTTCATTAATCATTGAATATCTCACCCAATTTCTTCATTAGTAATTTTTCAATAATTCTTGGTGCTTGTAAGTCCAGTTGAAGTGTTGATTTTTCCAACATAAAATAACCATGAACCCAGCCTTTATGCCCTTTTAGTCTATGTCCATACTCAACATAAATTGCATATTCCGTTGAATTGATAATTTCACATATAAATTCATTACCCTTATATTCAACATAAACATTCTTATTTTCTTCACTCCAAGAACGTTTTAATGTGCCAGTATCAACAGGTGTAGCTTTAATAACTCTTGCTAAAAGTCTTGCAGCTAAATGTTTAGCACACATTTCACAAAACTGTTCAAGATCAGCCTTTTCAAACTTCTCCATTTTCTTTTGTAATTTTTGAAGCTGTTTAAAATCACAGTTTCCCCATTTAGCCATTATGCGTATTCCTTAAACAATTCAATAACTACTTCCTGATGATTTGAATGTATGGCAGGAACACCGCTTCTTGTGTATTCAGTAGTAACTCCTTCATGGGTAATAACTAGTTTAGATCCTGCTTTGATATTTATTTCAGGCGCAATAAATAGTTTTGTAACCTGCGCAATAGTCACCGCATCACCCTTTTCAGCGCTTGTCACATTTGAAAATGACAATCTGCACTTTATATCTTTTAATACTTCAACTTCTTTAAAATTTGTTACATGAGTATTAGGATCTTTAATTTTTTGATTTTCATAGATAGTACAAGTATCTTTGTACATACTTTCTAATGCTTTTCTAACTGCATTCATATGAATCACCACACAAACTTTCTATACTTAGCAAAATCATCACTACCATAATTCATTAGATATTTCAAATAAGCACCAAAAACGGCTTGTGGTGAAGAATCTTTATCAAATGATACTTGTGTATCACCCTCTTTAATTGCAGTCACTGTAGCTTCAATCTGTTCATCAGAAAGCATATTTGAACTGCGCATACCATTTAGGAACTCACCACAAACACGTTCAACAAAAACAAAATGAAGTCCACTTGGAACTTCACTTTGATTTGTCTTATTTTTAATATCCTGTTCAACTTTATCAATGATGAACTTCAATACAAAGCTATCTTTTTCTTCATTTACCTTGTAATTAAGTGAATTAAGCCTTTTAATTACTTCATCTTTGATTGTTTCAAACATAAGCATTAACCACGTGAAATGATGCGTGCAATAGCAATCGCCTTGTGATCATAATATGTTGGTTTACTTTCACCATCATTTGCTAATACCCAATTAGTACCTTTTGCCAATTCTTCATTAGTAGGTGATAATGATGCTTGTGATTTCTTTTCATATGAAATACCCTTGACACCATATGCATTGCGCCATCTATGATATAAAGTATCTTCTCCACCATTTGTTTTAGGATCACGTGACATCTCGTAAGGTTTTTTTACTGGTAAAGGCTGTTTCTCAATTACACCATCACCAAACACATAAGTTGTGTAATTTACTGATAATTCATAATAAGTCGCAATGCTTTCTTTTGATGGTTCTGATACAACTTCATATGTACTTGTTTTTTTAGTGTAATAAGTTTTACCAGGTACTACATCAACATCTTTAGTTAATGTATAAATATCTTCAACTGGTACAGAATCATCAATAATAACTGTTCTACCATTCCATGTAGCAATTGCCAAATCTCTTGTAATACCATTTGCATCAGTATAAGTTAAATATTTTAACAAACGCATATTTTCTAAGTTTGTAGCAATTTGTGAATGCATAATAGCTAGAGTGAATTTATCTTTATCTTGACCTGATGCTTGTTGAATAGCGTTATTTAAAGTTGGTGCTTCAACAACACCTTCACCTTTAGTTGTTACATCGTAAGTATGACTGTTAACAAATTTTAAGTTTTCTGCACCAGTCATAGCAAAGATACCTTTTAAGATTGCTAATAAGATATCTTGATCAATTTCATCAATGATAGATGCACATTGATTACCTACTTGTGATAAGAAATCAACTCCACTTGTAATATCATAAGAAAAGTCTTTTTCAGTTTTTGCGAAAGCTCTACCTAATGTAAATACTCCACGTTCGAAAGTTGTTGAGCCATCAGCTTCAATATTTGTTTTACCATCGTAGTTAACAACGTTAGCAGTAGCTTGTCCAAACATTGGAATTCTTGCATAGTGTGACCCAGTTTGTGATGCAAATAATTCTGCTAATGTTTGAGAGCCCACAACTGCTTTACTTTTTAAAATCTCATTTCTTTTTAATCTTGGTACGCTTTCTACGTATTTCCCGAATGCTTCAGGATTAAATGATTTTGAATCAAATTTTGTGTTCATAAATAAAAATCTTCCTTTCTAATTTTCTATTCTTGATTGTTCTGTGCTTCTAATTCAGCAACAAAATCTTCATAAGTTTTTGGTTTGTTAGGATCACGTGCTGGATTTGGATTAGCAGGATCATTTGGTGATGCATTTGGTTTAGCACCATCAATCTTTACCGTTTGTTTATCATCATTGAACATATAAGCATCAGATTTCTTCAAAGCCTTAATCTTTTCATCAAGTCCTTTGATAGTTCCATCTTCATTAAGTTCAACATCATCACCTAAATCAAGAAGTGCCTGCACTGCCTTAGCATTTTTCGCTTTAGCATTAGTTAAAGCCTTTTCTAATGCACTATTAACTTTAAGTTCTTTGATTTCTTTTTGATGTGCTTCATCTTTAGCCTTGTTATCATCTTGAAGTTGTTGAATCTGCTGTTTTAATGTTTCAGGGTTATCAGGGCTGTTTTTTAATGTTTCTAACTGCTTATCACGTTCTTTAATCGTGTTGTTGGCAGTAACTAATTGACTTTGAATATCCTTAACCTTACCTTTTTCTAATTCAATATCTTTGCCATTTTCTGCCATTATTTTATCAATAGCATCTTTTTCTAAACCTAATCCTTTTAAAAATTCTCTTTCCATACTTTTTTACCTCACTTTTCATCTACGCTTTTATACGTGGTTGCTTCACGTGATTTGATAGTTTTACGTTTTTCCGAACGAATATATAAAAAAGACACACCATAAAGGCATGTCTTATTTATCAATGGTTATTTAACAATTGCTTTTATACCATATTGAACCGCACATTCATGTTCAATCTTACATCCACGTGCATCATTCCATCCTTTTGAAAAATAAGCAACATCAGCAGTTGAAAGCAATTCTAATGATTTACCTAAAAACCATAGTGGTCTTGCATCTGTAGGTGTATTTTGAAAAAATGAATCAATAATTTCAACTGGCTCACCAATCAATTGTTCAGCTTCTTTTATTGCTGTTTCTCTTTCCTTTAGGATTTCTTCATCTGTCTTACCTTTCATTGGCTGTGAAATAAATAGTTTTTTCATAATCACTTTCCTCTTTCCACAAAAAAAGCACCCATATCAAATGAGTGCCTTATTATTTAATCAATTCTTCATGTCCTAGTTCAATTAAAATTCGTTTGACTTCTGCTTTTAATGCTTGAGGTACTTTGTCATACGTTAATTTTTCATCTAAGATTCTGTAAACTAAAAAATTCGCCATTTTACTCACCACCCATCATTGTTAAAATTAAATCCTGAACCGCTTGTGCGGTTACTTCCTGTTCTCGTTTTAATATTTCTAATTCACTTGGTTTATTCAATTCTTCAAGTTCTTCATCAGTATAAGGAATATAAACATAAATATCTTCGTACTCGTCAAACGCTTCTTGAGGCGCTTGATAAGGAACGTCAATAACTTTTGATACATCTCTACCACCATTCGGATATTCCGCAATAGTTTCGTAGTGCCATTGTTCCTTAATTTCTTCTACAGCTTCGTGATGTCTAATAAATAATTTATCTAGTTCCAAATGTCCTTTATTTAAATCATATTCTTTTAATTCCTGTGTTTTGTCTTCATTAAAAACTCTCATATTTGCTCTCCTTTAAGAAACACGTTTCCACATATAACAGGTTATATATGGTTGTACGGTTGTAGCAGGATTACCATCAGATTTAACAACCCTAGTAGTATTGCTTGCTCCTTGTGGTTTAGCCCCTGCACTAGCATCCAGCACCATGTCATAAGAACCATATCCAGGTACAACTTCCTCACTATCATAACCTATAGTATTGACATTCCCTCCAACTGCACCGATCAATGCCCTCAATTCATAATTTTTATTTCCGCCCGTTTTTTCAACGGTATTAAAATCAGTATCGCTTGAATTAATACCAATAGGTACTCTTCCACTTCCCCACTGTGTCCATGTACCACCAAATAAAGACGCGGGCGAAGTTGAGCTAACGCTCATATAGATAGCGCCAACAGGGTAAATATCATCTTTAAGTGCTAAATCTTTAAACACATAGTTCGAACCTTCTTTGTATACCCATTGTGGCTTTTGATTCTTATCATAACCATACAAAGCCGCAGGCAATTCGTCAGATCCCAACGCTAATAAACCACCACGTATTGTTCCAAAGGCTTGTCTATATCCGCTAGCAGTATTGACTTTAAAATAAAGAGTATCTACATTAAAAACACCCTCCATAGTACCGCCTGATTTATCTAGTTTCTTAGCTAAATCTGCTGCACTGGCAAAATTGGTTGAATCTTTACCATCTAATGTATTCGCATCTGTTGCTTTAGGTACAATTTTTGTACCTGCTAAAATCGCATTAACATTGTCTGTTGTTGTTTTTCCTTTATTACCTGGATATGCAGTGCTTGAAGTTTCACCTAATGCCAACGATGGACTAATTTCTACATAAGTGGTACCGCTCCATCTATAGGTAATATTTGTTGCTTTATCAATATAGATTTTCCCGCTTTCCCCAGTTGTAGGGAAACCTGCTTTATTTGTATATTCAAGTACATCATCAACATAACTAGGCAATTGGGAACTAGGTACTTTACCAGTTGTATCAAGTGTTGCTACACCGCTAGACACACCCATTTCACTTCTTTTAACTTGGGCATCATTAGTAACATTTCCTAATCCAACTTGTGACTTTGTAACCGCATGAGGATTTGACTTATTACCAATATGAGAAATCAAATCAGCAATTGCTTTCATAATTTTACCTAATGAAACACTTAATTTTTCACCAGTTGTTAAATTTGCAAGTGTACTGGCTTGTGTAAAAGTATTAGTCACATTGCTTGCATTACCAGTTGTATCAAG